CACTCCAAGTAATATGAAAATTAAGATTATTTCCAGACTGAGTTACGCTATTAAGATTTATTGCCAATACCTGTGCTACCCCGTCTAAAACTACGGGATTTCGTAACTCTAAAGCGTCCTCTATTGGAACAGCTCCTGTTCCACCTGAGACAGGAATTTTGTCTACGAACATGTTTCCAACCAGAGTTCCCAAGGTCGCAGGATTTGCCGTGTAGTGCCTAACAACAGCTGTTCCTGCTGGACTGTTTGTGTCATGTTTCACGTTGTCCCTGATTGAAGAAGTGCCTCCTGCATTTGCACTTGATCGTCGTAAGAGTATGTAATCTATCATCCCAGCAGTTGTCTTTATTCCTGAAAATCCAATAGCCCAAACTTTTACTATCTTCGTGGCTGAACCAGTAATTGTAAAAACATCTGTCGGAGTTGCTGGTGACACCCCACCGATCATTGCCGCTGAATAGAAATCTCTATTGGCATACCGAATGTCTTTGTAGTTTGTCTCAAAATCAGTCTGATCGGCACCTGCATCTTTAAGAAGGCCATAGTGCCAAGTGATGATCCCATCTTCAAGGTAGAGGTCGTAAGAAACTCCGTTATCGAAGTACTTCATAAGCATTAACTTCGCGCGTAAAAGCGTTTTCCAACTAGCCCAAGAGCTGACTTCAATAGCTTGTCGCATTAGAAAATCACCATTGTTGTAAGATAAGTGCTATAAAGGGCTCTAATCTTCCTTTGTGTTGGCGTAACTGTGTTCCCTGTTATTTCTAAGTTGATGGTGTTTCCAACCCCACCAGGCACAATAATTGCTGTCGTATCTTCAATCGACTCCTGCATCCTATACGCAGTGTCATCTGAATGATGGTACAATTCGTCAATACCTACTAGTTTAACAGTTCCTGTAGCAGCTCCGCTTCTAGCTACAGCGGTAATAGCCTTTACTCCAACGTCACCAGCTGCAAGAGCGAAAGGTCTTTTCGTTCCAATCACGTCATTCGCAAGAAAAGTAACCGTTCCTGTTTGTCCTGCTGTACCTGCTTGGTTTGTATAAGTCATCGTCAAAGTAACACCTGCTGCACCAATAGCTGTAGTAACTTCTGCTTCTACTGTTGAGGAATACTTTGAAGAAGTAGTTGCGTAGGTATTACCTTGTGAAAATGCTTGAGTACCAATTACGTATTGACCTAGATATGCCTCTCTTGTGAGACGAGTAAAAGAGTCTGACCGACCAGAGAGGCTCAAAAATTTTATCATATTCAAAGTAAGGCCAGCTGACACATTGTAGGTCATTACTTTGCGCCAAAGATTCGGAAGATACGGTCCAATAGACGCGCTATCGTAGTGGAAGCTATTGAGTTCACCTACTGCTGCTGGTCCTGTTACAATTAAACGACCAGCCTTATCAGTTTGTATTTCTCGTGAAATTCGGTTTACATCTAATCCGCTTAGCCTAGAAAATCCTCCACCATCGTCCATTACTGCTATTGTTGTAACATTTAGAACAGGGGCAGAAGCCGTTGCAGCTGTATTTGCGTTTCTAAGGTAGACTTGAAAAGCGATATTGTCTACCAGGAGCGTAGTAGCTGCTGTTGAAGTAAAAACAGTAACTCCATCCACCAAAAATGAAACTGCGCTAGAAGCTGTAATTTTAACTTCATACAGATGCCAATTTGCATCAAGAACTACAGAGGTTGCACTAACTGTTTCAGTTCCACTCTTTTTTGTAACTACGTATAAAGTAGTTCCAGAGACTCTGAAATAAGCTCCGTCACTTCCGCTAAAAGCCATTGCACCAAAGTCTCTAACATTGTTAGCGTCTCGTAGCGAGCCAATGTTTAGTCGACAAGAAAAATCGAGAGCATCAATATCTTGTATTGCAGAAAAACTTGGCGTAGACTGGATATTAACTGAATCACCAGAAGCTGTTGTTACAGACAAAGTAAGAGTACAAGCAGCAACTGAAGATGAACCCGATCCTATAGTTGTTCTATTCCATCTAGTTCCTGTTGTAACATCGAGAACATTGTTTTCTAAGTCCTCTTTAAAGCGAACAAATGGGGTCTTTGCTCTCGCGTTGGTAGACCCATCGTTGTTAACTTTTAACTTGTTAACTCCTAAAGAGTCAGCAATAGTAACTTCGTCTGATTCATTTGGGTCTATATCAGACATTTATTTCTTCTCCTCTTTAGTTTCTAGAAGTTTGATGATATATCCTAATCGCCCATGAATCTGAGAAAGGAAATGCACAGTAAGCATACCTGCATTTTCAGGTGTCACTGTAATCTGAGAATCCTTTGGTGCTTCAACGAGAGGTTTCTTACGTTTCGCTATGTCAGCGGATAGATCAGCCATTCTATGCTCCCTTGATTTACAACTTGGGGGTTTTTAAAGAGGTTATCCCCCAAACTCTTTTACTAATTAAGCGTCAATACCAACGATTGTCGTGTACATGCTCTGAGCCTGACTCTCTCGATTTGTGCGAGTAATTCGCACCGTCCCAGTAGAAGTCACTGGAACTTCAATCGGAGGATCAAACGTCATGCTCACTGTTCCACCAGCTTTGGGAACAAACCCTGTCCATTTTGAGACAAGAGTTCCAACAGGACCAGTCAGTAGGTCAAACTTCCCACCGCCAGAACAAGAACAAGACACACTTTTAACGAGCATTGCTGTTACAACTGGGTAGTCGTGATTTCCTGTAGTTGAAACGGAAGTAGCATCATACGAATGAACTTCACCAGTAATAGCACCAGAACCCAAAGCAACAAAGATTGGGTTACTAACACTATTCACTGTAGAATTTGCACTGATCTTAACCGCATCGTCTGCAAGCGTCAAATTACGAATATCAAGATCAGAAGCATCAACTGTGAGTGAACTACCGTTGTCGTCAACGGAAAGCACACCAGTAGAGTCAGTAGCGAGTGTTACACGTAGCACACCAGCCTCTGTACCGCTACCTGTCAATCCAGCCCACGAATCCTGAATATCCACATTAACTGTAGAACCAATAGTAACCGCAACCGACGAATTTGTTAAGTTTACATTTAAGCTAGTACCAGTAACAGAAAGAGCCGTAGTGCCATCTGACAGCGTAACCCAAATTGGGTCAGCTACAGCGTTAGGGTCCTTATCTTTACTGATTAGCGTTGGAAAATATCCATCAGCCATTGTAATCTCCTTTTGTTATGAGGCCGTAGTTTCTACGGACTCTATAACGGACTTTTCAGTTTCCTCCAAATTGCGAAGCTCTTGCTCCGCTTGGAGTATCTGTCTTTCTAGTTCAGGGATACGTCCCTTTACTAGGTCCTCAATGGCCTGTTTCAAATGCACCACCTTGGAGATTCGTTCCTGTTTAGCCGACTGAAGCCATTTCAGCTTCATTGTTTTTGTCTCAACGGGGGCTCGGACAGGAACTGGTAAAATTGATCCGAGGTCTGACATTTTAGCCTCCGTAAACCGTACTTTCAAACTCAGCAGTTTCGCCAGTTTGATAGTGCGTTACTTTTACATCAAGAATATCTGTAGCAAGCAACTTAAGCGGTCGTATAAATTCAAATACAAGTGTCCGATCTGGGCCTCCACGCCTTGTTTCCAATAATGCTGTATTGAGGTACAATTGGAATTTAGCGTAGACCGTACCACTCACAGAGATGTGAGATAACAGCTTCTTAGCTGGCGCAGTATAGGTTACAATCGTAGACGGCATATTAGCAGCTATTCCGCTAATAGCGTTACCTGCAAGTGCCTCTACTTCAAGCCCAGCAGCAGAATCATCTGCTGTGACATGAGTTTTGCCAGAGTCAAAATCACTCATTTGAAGCCTTAGAACGTTCCGCTTGCAAACACTCTGTACGCAGGAGCACCATTTCCATACTTCAAGAAGATGGCAGACTGGTTAGCCTTGTCCAGCGTCACACTCTCACCTGGATCGAGAATTCCGTGGTTATTGATTCCATCCCAGCTGAAGATAACCTGTTTGTTGCCAGTTGTTTCATCATTATTAATGACAATCGCACTAAATCTAAGTGCAAACGGGTAATAAACATAGGATGAAGTAAGAGCCGAAATTGAGTCGTCAACAAAGAACCCAAGGACGTTAGGAGCAACTGCGCCCGTCATAGCTACGGCATTAACAGTACTTTGTGCTGCGGAGCCAGACCCAGAGATTGTGCAAGCTAGACCACTTTGAAATGGCGCATAAGCATCTAGAGCCGTCTTTATCTCTGTAGCTGTAGAAACCCCATTCTGTATTTGTACATTGATGTTAGAAGTACCACTGACAACTTCAGCACCTGCTGTAGCACCAGTCGTATACGTAATTGTTCTTCCGTTGTCAGCCGTTCCAGTAGTAGCAGAGTCGCTTGCAATAGTTAGGTCTTGGACAACAACAGAAGCGACAGAAGTGCTTAAACCGCCAGCTAAAGCAACAAAAGCAGGGGCTGCATCGATGGTAGGAACTCTTGAAAGGGCTTCACCGCTGCTTGTCACAGCGACAAGAGCATCAGCAGGGCCAGAAGCTGCAACAGCCGCTGCAATCAACGCATTGGTCGATGTTCCATCATTTTTCAATTGAACTGTAATATCGTCTGTCGAAACAGAAACAGAAAGACTTCCACCAGAGGTGTACTTCACACGGATGTTATTTCCAGCAGCACCTGCTGTTTTAGCTTCGTACTTTAGACCCGCAAGGGCCAAAGACGCTTTAACAGCTATAGATCGTCCACCAGACAACGCTGCGCTTACGCACGTCACCTGTGTGTCAGACCCATGTCCAGCAGTGATGGCAACAGACACCAGGTCACTCGCGCTAAATCCGCTAGTAACTGCGTGTGCCATGACAGCAGCTTTAATTTGAGTGTTCGTAGAAACACCAGATTCAATCTGGATCGTAATATTGTTATTTACGTCAACAGAGACTACTTCACTACCAGCCGTAGCTCCGTTTGAAAGAGTGATTGTCGGTGCTTGGCCCCATCGACGTGCCGTAAAGACCAAGAAAGTAGAAATTGCAACAGAAGGATACGTGTAAGTGCTCATTTGTGTTAGCTCCAGTTAGTTAGATATAGGCTTTTTGGTTTTTATCCAAAGCTCTATTTAGTTCCCATTTGTTTTGTGCGTCTACTTCTCTCTTAGCGTCTGTGTCTTTTTTCCTGACATCTGCGGCTAAGTCTAAAATCTCATCTGTGTCTAAGCCTTTTTCTCCACGCTTATCTTCATTGTCAGTCACATACTTAGCAATCTTAGCTTGTAAAGGATCGACATTCTTAAATGAAGCTCCTGGCACATGCTGCTCAAAGAACGACGGGAGAGCTTTCTTAACTTTTTCTCTTGTCGTCAACCCTTTTACCAAAAGAATATTTATAACCCTTCTCCAACCGCTTCTAAGAATATGGCCAACCTCGTCAACTTCTGTTCTTTCTGGGACAAAGTTTTTGTCTACGCCGCAAACTTCTACATAGCCTTCATAAGGGTCAATGTAGTACAAACCAGCTGCGAAATTACTGTTATCTTTACTGCACACTCGCAACTTGGGGTTTAACTTACGCAACAGCTTTAAGAAATCGCCACTAAGCATGTCTCTCCTCCGATTGACTTGCTATTCTTTTTCTGTTTCGGCTTCGGCATCCTCTTCTTTTTTCGTTTGCTTCGGTTCAGCAGCTTCCTCTTCAGCGTCATCTTCTTTTTTAGGAAGTTTGGACTTTAGCTTGTCCATGTGCATTGTCGCAGCGTTTTCTTTTTTGACTTCTTCGACGTTCTCAACGCTATGCACATCAACTTCAGCTTCTCCATCACAATAATCATCAGACATTCGATTAGAGTGAACATGCCCTTCAATAATAAGTTTAACTCTGTCACCAGGAGCCGCTTCTTCAATACCTGGAAGGTCCTCATGCTTAATACGAATAGTGGTCGGCATTTTATTCTCTGTCGGCCCTATTTTAACTTCGTCTTTAAATTCTTTCATTTTAATCTTCCTTGTTCAGAGTTTTTTGGTACAGATAAGATTTAAGGTCGTCCATAGGCCCCATTGTTAAACTTGTGTCAATTGCGTCTTTCTTTATAGGCGCGGCAGCAACCGCGTTAGTTGGCTCATCTGCAACCACTGTAGCTGTTCCTGCAATACTGTCAACGCCAGTGATTGTTACGCTTACTCTGTCTCCTGGTTTTACACCACTAGGGAACAGTGACAAAGGAATCCTAGCTGTCCCCTCATCAGCCATCAGCGGCTTTTGGGCTGGTAACTCAGTTAACGGACTTGCCGGATTAGTAAGCATTTAAATTTCCTTGGAACGTTGGTACAGAGGCTTCTGGAAGGCTAGACTTTAAGGCTTCCAATCCTACTGAAGCAGCGTTCTTTTTTGGTTTACTTTCTTTCTCTTTAGCTATCTGTGCTTTAACTTCTTCTAGCTCTTTCTTTTGTTCTTCGTAATCAGGACCTTCTTTAAGCACTTTTAGGAGATGCTCGTGTTCAGCAAGGAAATTCTCTACTGTCATCCAGACCTTGCCGTTCTTCACATTGCTTTCCATGTCAGCTCCTTTTAAATTGTGCCTGGGATGCTTTCGCAGAGCCCAGGGCTTTTACTCAAACTAATTACGCTGCGGAGGTTCCGATGATCTCGATGGCACGGTTAGAATCCAACACAGGAAACACTGCGTAGGTTTTCCACCCGATGCTGCCATTCAGGTTCAAAGGATCAGCAACGCCCGAATCTCCTGGCTGATGCACGATCTTCTGAATTCCTTGGTTAGCAACATCAACTGCACCGAAGCTCTCTTTACCGAACACCCAGCTATGGTAGGTAACGGCAGAAGCCGCTCCAACGCCAGTCAGGACGTTCTGCGATTCTTGGAAACGAATGTTGTACAATTTCCCAAGTTCGCCAGCCAACGCCTTTTCATGCACTTTGTCGATTGAAATATACTTATTCAATTCGATCCAGCCGCTCACCGCCGTATCGCTTTGCAGGTCAAACGAGGTGTTAGGATGGACGATGCCGTGATAGCAACCATCTTCAAACGGCATAACAGACAGAGCACGCAAGTGTGCAGAGGCTTTACGGAAGTCAACGCCAGCAGAAACCACAGAGGTTGTGATCTCGGTAAGAGCAGAACCCGTGTACTGAATGGTCATGTTAGCGGTAAGAGCATTACGACAGATCGTATCAAGAGACAATCCAGCCTGGTATCCCAGAACGTCATGGATTGCTTCCGTGATATTGTCATAAGCTTCCAGCATTAAGCGATCAGAATACGAAACGTACGCCCCGTATTGAACGGGAGTACAAAGAATTTTCGTGCTCTGCCACACAAGGCCAGCAGGGTTTGCACCTTCACCGATTGGTGAAGTTACCGCCGCCTGGTTAACAGGTCGGAGGAACTGAATCTGCGTACCAGTGCCTTTCGGCAAGGTCCGTTTCTCAGCGTTCTCTTGGAAAAACAAGGAGAACATCAAGCGGGTGAGCAGTTTGCGATCATAGAAAATCGCAGACGCGTCATTAATACCGCCTGTACTAGTAAGGTTTACATTTAAGGGCATATAATTTACCTTTTAGTCTAAAATACTTGTGAGCGCAATATCTCATGCAAGTTGTACTAGAACCAAGGAGCTGATTAGCTGTAGAGCCGCTAAACGTCTCTAACGTTTCTTGGGCCTTTCGGTTATCCAATACTTTGCTTTGAGGCTACCTTATCCTAGACAACAGGGGGGTTACGCTGTTACCTAACAACTTGTCCTATTCCAAGGGGTTGCTTGGTAACGATAAATCTGAACTTCTAAATTTGTTGCTTCAGTGGACCTGACAGGTTCTGCCCCTGCTGCCCCCACATTGCAAGTGTGGTGCTCTCCTAATTGAGCTACAAGCCCACCAAAGCAAATTATTGCAGGTTACGGAGTCGCACCGTATTGCCGAGCTTATGAGACTCGGAGGATAGCTCTACCCCCCACCCGCTAAATTCTACTGCTGTTGCTGCTGAATGAGCCAATCTCTTTGTTCGTTAAGCGACATCTTCTTAAACGCCGCCAGATGGTCGCTAGGAACTCTTCCTGCGCCTTTGCCAGTACCTGCTATTGTCCCACCCTTACCTTCTTCGCTAAGGGCCTTCAATGCGTCTTTTTCAGCTTCTGCTTTGGCTGACTTCGCAATCGCTTCTTTTTCTTTTGCGATAGCGTCAGCCAAGGCTGCTTTGAACTCAGACTCTTTATATATCTTCTCTGCCGGAACTTCTGGTACAGGGGCAGGAGCGGGAGCCGGAGACTCTTCAAGGGCTAACTGATAAAGCGCGTCGAGAACTTCACCAGCTGGCTTTGTGTAGTCAATTCTAGGATCACCTTGACCAGCAGGACCTTGGGCGAGTTTCACAATAGTGGGGAATACCCTTTTCCATTCAGGGTAATTCTCGGTGTCGTGTTCTCGTTTAATCCGCTCAAAAGCTGTATCTTTAGACTTAGCTTCCGTAGACAGTTGATCTAGCTTCTCTTTTAGCTCTGCTGTGGCGTTTTCTTTTTCATCTTCAACGAACTTGGCGAGTTCTTCTGGGCTCTTCTTTGACAGCTCTTTGTAGTCAACAGCTTTCTTTGACATGCTTGAAAGGAGCTTAAAAACTTTTTCTTGCTCCGCTTTGATGGCTCGAAGC